TCGTGAATATGCTTTTGAAGTCTATGAACGAATTAGAACAGCTACTCGGAGGTTTCAATGACCACTAAAGAAGAAGTGCTGAGACTTGCGGAAGCGGCGGGGCTCAATACTGATGAAGACTGCGCATACCTCCGGTACAACTACGCCGCTTATGTAAACGTGACACAGCAAATCACCAAGCTGATCGAACTCGCCAAAGCAAAAGGAGCATCAGAGGAACGTACACTATCTTACGAACGTGAAAGAGAGATAGTCCGATTGGCATGTTTATCAGCAGCAGATCAAGCCAGAGAGCATCAGAAAGAGATTGAAGCTATCCGCAACATAGAAAGGAAAGAGTGATGACCACACTGACGCCGATGAATAGGGGGATGTCCGAAGCCCTGGCAAGATCACATTTTGAATCCCAGGTAAAACAATTTGTTGATGGGTTGGATTTTTCAGATTCAACAACAAACGACAAATGGTACGAGTCTGACGATACCGAATTTCTGTGGAAAATATTTTGCATTGGGGTAAATTATGCAATTTGACGAATATATTGTATTTTTTCTTTTGCTGATTTTGACCATTTTTATGATCGGTATAACGCCCTATCGACGCTGGTGGAACTGGTGTCCGCTGATCATTCCTGCAGCGTTCCTAATCGACAGGATTTTAAACAACTGATACTATCGGGGAATGTCGCTACCATTCCCCGTCAATTTCAAAAATCCCGATTATCGTGAAATATTCGCGTATCGCATCGAAATGTTACGCCGGATTCAAACCACGCCGGGCGCCCTCGCGCACATGCGTACGTTCTACAAAGACAATCTCGCGCAATTTATTACTGATTGGGGCATAACCTACGATCCCCGAAATATTGAGCGTGGTTTGCCGGCCGTCATTCCGATGGTTCTATTTCCACGGCAGGAAGATTGCGTTAATTGGATTGTGGATAGTTGGCGCAATCAACGACCTGGCCTGATTGAGAAGTCGCGCGACGTAGGTCTGTCATGGATTGCGGTCGGCGTGGCAAGCGCATTTTGCCTGTTCTACGATGATTTTCAGGTTGGCATGGGGTCGCGCAAGGAGGAGTAACCCCAAATCATTATTCTGGAAGGCCCGCATGTTCATCAAGCATGTGCCGGCTGAATTCCGTGGCGGCTGGCATGAGCGCCGCGACTCCACACACATGCGAATAGGTTTTCCACTTACACGCAGCGTCATTACAGGTGAGGCCGGCGACAACATCGGCCGGGGTGATAGGACATCCATTTACCTGGTCGATGAATCCGCCTATCTGGAACGCCCGCTTGTGGTCGATGCGGCACTGTCACAAACCACCAACTGCCGGATCGATCTATCATCAGTCAATGGTCGCGATAATCCATTTGCAGAAAAACGACACACCTGGCCAGATGAAAAGATTTTCGTATTTGATTGGCGCGAAGATCCGCGCAAGGATGAAGCCTGGTACGAAAAGCAGAAACGTGACATCGACAATCCGGTGATCGTGGCGCAGGAGATTGACCGCAATTACAACGCTTCAAAAGAGGGTATTTTAATTCCGAGTGAATGGGTGCAATCTGCGATCGATGCGCATTTGAAGATCGTGGGGCTGCAAACCGGCGCCCGGCAATCAGGCTTTGATGTGGCTGACGAGGGTAAGGATAAATGTGCGTGGGCGGGCCGCCAGGGTGCCATACTGGACCATTTGGAAGAATGGACCGGCAAGGGTGACGACATCTTCGGTAGCGTTGAAAAAGTCTTCAATTTTTGCATGCAGAATGAATATCCTGAATTCATGTATGACGCTGATGGCCTGGGTGCCGGCGTGCGCGGCGATGCCCGGGTAATCAATGAGCGCCCGCATATGGTCGGGCATGAAATCAAATATTCAGCGCACCACGGCAGCGGCGCCAAAGTTAATCCTGACATGGAAGTTGACCATAGTGACGGCGGCAAGGTCAAAGGCCGCACCAATGACGATTATTTCTCAAATCTCAAAGCACAAGCATGGTGGTCGCTGCGTTTGCGCTTTCAAAAGACATTCCGTGCGGTCACTATGGGCATGCAATACGATCCGAGCGAATTGATCAGCATTCCGTCAGAATTGACTAAATTGACCAAATTGACCGGCGAATTGTCGCAAGTAACATACAGTTTGAACGGCGTCGGTAAGATTGTTGTGGATAAAGCGCCAGACGGCACAAAATCACCAAACCTTGCGGACGCCGTTGTTATATGTTACGCTCCGGTCACTACGAAACGACGTAGTGTATTTTCTTAACCAACAAGGGGTAAATCATGACCGATACAATCGCGCAAGCAGAAACCGCAGTAAAGACTGATGTTAGTGAACTTGAAGGGCATACACGTGAAAGCGCCATTGCTTGGCTCGAAACAAAATTTCAGGAATCGTTTAAAGCAATTCATGATTTCTTTGACGCGGCTGACCTGCAAGACGAGCCAGCGCAAGCCGATCCAGAACCGATTGCCCTGCCAGCCGAGCCGACGCCAGTTGACACACCAGCCGAACCTGCAGCATAATTGCATTGCGTTGGCGATACTCTGACCGGGGGAAGCCATCGTCTAAAAGCCCTTAGTTTATGACTGTGGGCTTTTTTCATTGTATGATGCAAATATTTACTACATTACCGGGACATGATCATGCTTAACTGGCTATTTAAAAAAGTCCGACCAATCGAAACACCCGAACCGCCAGAACGCGATTTAAAAAGTCTGTTCAGCACACATGCCGGCGATGATCATCGCGACAAACCAAAACGCACTACCGCTGAAGTTGTGGGCACACTGTTGGAAATAATGGCCAGTAAACGGCCAGTTGGACAGGATGCCGATGGCAATGCCGTTGCAATGGATGACGCAGACTTTGTAAATGCGGGCGCATATTCATACGGCGGTGGGTCAAATTTACCAGACACCCTATTGGGGTGGTACGCAAATCAATCTTTTATCGGCTGGCAAATGTGTTCAATATTGGCACAGAATTGGCTGATTGATAAAGCCTGTTCAATGCCGGCCGCTGATGCAATCCGCAATTGGTTTACGATAAAAAGTGAAGATGGTGACCTCAGTCCTGCAGATATCAAAAAATTGAAAAAAATTGATAAGCGCATGATGCTGGCCGAGAACATGGAAGAATTTGTACGCATGGGCCGCATTTTTGGCATTCGCATTGCATTTTTCAAAATTGATGGTGTCGAAGATGATTACTACGAAAAACCGTTCAATATTGACGGCATCAAGCCAAATTCGTATCGCGGTATTGTCCAAGTCGACCCATATTGGACCGCGCCAATTTTGGATCAGGAATCATCAAGTCAGCCAGATTCACAACATTTTTATGAGCCAACTTGGTGGATGATTAACGGCAAACGTTATCACCGATCGCACTTGATCATTTTCCGCAATTCAGAACTGACTGACATTCTCAAACCATCCTATCTATATGGTGGTGTGCCATTACCACAACGTATTTTAGAACGGATCTACGCAGCCGAGCGCACCGCCAACGAGGCGCCATTGCTGGCCATGACTAAACGCATGACGGCAATGAAAGTAGATATTGCGGAAGCCTATGCCGACAAACAAGCGTTCGACCAGCGTGTAGCACAATGGATCTCCATGCGTGACAATCAGCAGATTAAAATTCTTGACCACGATGACGAGTTGCAACAATTTGACGTGGCTTTGGGTGATCTGGACGCAATCATCATGACGCAATATCAAATCGTGGCCGCCATTGCCGAGACACCAGCCATCAAGCTCATGGGGACTGAACCTAAAGGCTTTGGTTCACAAGGTACATACGGTGAAAAAAGCTATCATGAAACACTGGAATCGTTGCAGACGCACAAACTGCAGCCAATGGTTGAACGTCATCATGAGATTTCTATTCGTTCGGAAATGCCCGAATTGAAAGGTAAAGAAATCCTTGCCGTTTGGAATCCGTTGTCAAGTCCTACCGCATTGGAACAAGCACAGATCAATCTTGCCAAAGCGCAGGCCGGCGCCGCATTGGTGACCAGTGGTGCAATCGATGCCTATGATGAACGCGAAAGACTGATCAGCGATCCTGATAGTGGTTACACCAATCTTGATCCGGTTGAACGTCAGCAGCATATCGACCTTGAACCCGAGCCCGAACCAACGGCGCAGAACGCAAAATAATGGCACACCGCAAATTACGCCCGCGCGTATCCAATGCAAAGATCATTCGTGGCCTGCCATTGAATGTGGCAATCAGCATTGGCGCGCGGTATGACAAAGTGTTGCAAAAATACATCAGTCAAATGGTTAAAGAAGTGCGTGCCGAAATACTGAATTTATGGGCATCTGAGCGACCCGATACGGCCATGGATGCAAATCTTGCCAGCATGGCGCGCATTCTGACCAATAAATTGACCGATAAATTTGTCGGATTATTCGGCAAGATCGCCATGCCGACCGCGCAAAAAATGGTCGATGATGTGGATAAAAACAGCGCTGCCACACTCAAACCAAGCCTGAAGGAAATTGCCGCCGATATGTCGTTTAAAACCGACATTCTAAACGGATCACTGAAAGAAGTATTCACCGCCAGCGTGGCCGCCAATGTCAAATTAATTCAACGCATCCCACAGAAATACATGGATGATGTGCAAGGCATGGTCATGCGCTCGATTCAAACCGGCGATGTCGATCTGATTGCCGAATTGGATAAATACGGAGTGACAACCCGAAATTGGGCCAAAAATGTGGCATTAGATCAAACCCGGAAAGCATACAACGCCATTTCTAAAGGTCGCATGGAAGCACTGGGCGTCACAAAATTTGAATGGTTGCACAGCGGGGGGTCGAACAAACCGCGCATTTTCCACAAAGACGAATTGAATGGGCAAATATTTAGTTTTGACAATTTACCCATTATCGACAAAGCTACCGGTGAGCGTGGCATTCCTGGACAATTGCCATATTGTCGGTGCCGCATGCGACCCGTTTATGATTTTGATGATTAGTATTTAACACGTTACAAATTTAATTCGCTATTATTGCGCAAACACAATTGCGAGGCTGAACATGGCAACATCACCACCCGGAGTAAATTACGCTGGCACCGGCGGTCAAAACGTTGACGTAGTTGTCGCCGCTTTTGACAACGGAAGTGGTGTGCCCCAAATTGTTTCAGTCGCAAATCCATTTCCAGTTACAAGCGCTGGCGGAGCTTCGGCAAATCGATCATTCGTTTATCTTCCCTACAAAGCAACAGCAACGGCAACAGGTTACAATACGGGCGATCTAATTCAGCAGATTGAAGAATATAATACGGCGACCACACCATCGACTTATGTGGATACCATCTGGCGCAATGTCACGCAGGAAACCACGCTTGCCGGTGCGCCATTGGCCGCGAATATCGTACCTGTCAGTGCTACAGCCTCCGCTGTATCGATAACAAATGCGCCAAACGTAAAATTACAGGATGGTTTAGGAAATGTAATTAATTCGCTATTTAATGCATCTGGCGATCAGGAATTGCTTACTGCTACAGGCGCAACGAATTTCACTGTGTCGACGAATAATAGTACTGTTGTTCAGTTGGCAGCGAGTGCTACATTTACGGGCGTAATCGAAAATGCATTTAATGCGCCGTCTGTTTCAGTGTTGCTTGCTTGCGATCAGCCCGGAATACTGACGTTCAACCAATACATTACCACGAGCGCCGGAACAATTTGCAATAGTGTTTCATACCCAACACCAGCAACTACTGCTGGAAACTGCTTTACACAGTCATGGGTAGTTAATGGAAACGATGTCAATTTCACATTTAAAAATACCGGAGCGTCAACAACAACGACGCTGAATTTAAATGTTGCTTATGGCAATATTTTACCAGCAACGAGTCTATTAAATCTGCCAGTAGCGATTCGTGAGATAAATGGGAAGGCTTTAAATATAGGGCAACAAGCATCAGCGAATTCATTGCCCGTTGTTCTGTCTACAGATGGCCCTGGTTCATCAGCATCGTCGCCTGTTTATGTTTCGGGGTCAGGAAGTTCGCCAGTCATAACAGGATTCACTGCAATGACCGTGGGCACGACGTATAGTTCAGGAATCGCGTTGCAAATAATCTGCACGATTGCGGGTAGCGTAAACATTCAATTGCTCAATGGTACAACTTTCTCATTAGCAGTCTCGCCTGGCTATTATTTACTTCCCTATGCAGTTACGCAAATTGTCACATCAGGCACAACAGCAACGGCAACATATGGAAACATGGCATCGACAGCATCGTCGACGTCAAGTTCATTCAGTAGCTCAGTTCCCATGACTTTAGGTACTGTTTATTCCGCCGCATCAGCTCTGCAAGTCCAATGCACGATTGCGGGAAATGTGACAATCACACTTGCGAATGCAACGACAATGGTCATTCCTGTACCGGTTGGATATAGTTTATTTCCATTCTCAGTCACTGAAGTGGCGACAGCAAGCGGACCGGCAACGGCAACTTACACCAATTTGTCATAAGGAATAATATGCTGA